TGGGAAAAAACTGGCCTTCTTGAAGGCTTGGACGGGAGACAACAATCACAGATTTCTGTATTGTTAGAGAACCAAGCAAAACAATTACTTGATGAAGCTACCTCTACTGGTACTTCAGCAGGTTCAGAAGAATGGAGTGGTGTTGCACTTCCATTAGTAAGAAGAATCTTTGGTGAGATTGCTGCAAAGGAATTCGTTTCTGTACAGCCTATGAACTTACCATCAGGACTTATCTTCTATCTTGATTTTAAATACGGAACTGACCAAGCTGGTAATCCTGCTTATGTGAATGAATCACTTTACGGTGGTACAGGAACTAAGTTAGGTTCTACTGACTCAGCAGTAAACGGTTTATATGGAGAAGGAAGATACGGTTATACAGTAAATGACCAAAGTGCAACAGTAGCAAACGCTGCTTTAAGCTTTGCAACTGCATCTTGGGCAGAAGTAGGGTTTGACCCTGCATTATCAGCATCTGTTGCATCAGGAGAAATCACTAAGATTACTTTTGACGCTTCAGCTAGTTTATCTCGTCCAGATGTTGAAGGTGCACGTTCATTCTATATCTCGGCTTCGGATTTCGCATCAGCAGATGCTTTCTATCCAGCCCATTCATCTGCAACTGACGCAGGAGTGTTTACATTCTTCGCAAATACTGCAGGTTTAGGTGTAGCTGATGATTTATTAGTTCAGTACTCACAACAACCAATCGCATCTAACAGAGGTGATTTCGAGGATTCAACTCCTGCTAACTTTAACGCAGCTGAGAACACCAATGATATTGGTATTCCTGAAGTAGACCTTGAGTTGAAATCAGAGCCAATCGTGGCTAAGACCCGTAAGTTAAAGGCAGTGTGGACTCCAGAGTTGGCACAAGACCTTAACGCTTACCACAGTATTGATGCTGAAGCAGAATTAACATCTATGTTATCTGAATATATCTCATTAGAGATTGACTTGGAAATGGAGTGCAGGTTCAACAGGTGTTGCTTACCAAAAGAACACATGGTTCCAGACTCTTGGTGTGAAACTTAACAAAGTTTCTAACAAGATTCACCAATTAACACTTCGTGGTGGAGCTAACTTTATCGTTGCTTCTCCTGATGTATGTACTATCTTGGAATCTATTCCTGGATTTACTGTAAACGCTGAGAAAGACGCTATGAGTTTCGCCGCTGGTGTAACTGCCGTAGGAGCACTTTCAAACCGTTATACTGTTTACAAGAACCCTTACATGACTTCTAACGAAATCTTAATGGGCTTCAAAGGAAGTAACTTCCTTGAAAGTGGAGCAGTATATGCACCATACGTGCCGTTGATTATGACACCATTAGTGTACGATCCTACCAACTTTACACCACGTAGAGGGGTAATGACACGTTACGCTAAGAAAATGGTTCGTCCAGAATTCTACGGAAAAATCTATGTGAAAGATTTATCTTCTATCTAATAGATAATAACGTGATAACCGAAAAAGGGAGCTTTTTGCTCCCTTTTTTTATGCTTAAAATTTGGATAATCTTAAATTTTAACAAAACTTTAACATTTTGGATTAGGAGTTATAAAAAATTCTTCGTACATTAGCTTTGTAAGATTGAGTGATAATTAAAACCTATACAAAATGCCTTATTTAAGTAAAGAAGAAACAAGCAAACGAAGGAAAGCAATCCGTAAAGAGTTCCCTGATTACAAAATTTCAGTACGAACTATGGATTATTCAGGTATTCAAGTAACCGTTAAATCTGGTCCTATTGATTTGTTAATGGGTGCTTCAGAAAATGATTCGGAACGTGGTTACGAGCAAGTAAATCATTTTTGGTATGATTCACATTATGAAGATTATCCTGAAAAAGTAAAATTCCTTGATAAAATCATGGGAATTGTTAATGAAGGTAACGGTACTGCGTTTGTAGACGGTGATTACGGTAGTATTCCTGAATTCTATGTTAGAATCAGTATCGGTGATTGGGATTCTCCTTATAAAATAACCCGAAAATAATAAACTCCATGTGTAATACAGTACAAATATCATCCAAAGTCCTTGATTCCCTTGTTTTAAGGGAGAAACAAAGTAAAGGTGGTGTATTTACCGTAAAATCCAAGAAAACGGGTAAGGAGTTCTCCTATAAGATTGGCAGGAGTGAATTCAATGGGTATTGGTTTACTCATGTAAAGGTTGAACAAGGTACTCAAATGTTTAGATATCTTGGTTGGTATAAGGATGGTAAACTCTTGAAAAAGAAACAAGAGGTTAAAACTCCCGCCGCCGTAGCCATCTCCGCCGTTCTTAAAATGGTAGAAAATGGTAAATTTGAGTGGTTAGATGAAAAAATGGAGTTGTATCACGAAGGAAGATGTCTTACTTGTGGTAGACCCCTAACCGATTCAGAAAGTATTAAAAGGGGTATCGGGCCAGTATGTGCCGGTATTCAATAATCGTTCAATCTTACAGTTAAACGAGAAAACTCCCCACTTCGGGGAGTTTTTTATTAACAATATTTTACGGAAAACAATTTTGGTTATATTTATAGGTGTAATCAAAAATAACAAAATTATGATTGAAAAAATTAAATTGTGGTTATTAGCCACAGGATTGACAAACGTAGCATATGCGGCTGGAGCAGTAGGGGCATGGATTTTAGGATATCCTGTTATTGCTGGAGCTTGTGCAGGAATTTTTGTATATGTAAACTTTAACGTGATTAAAAAGTTAGTAACTGGAGCAGTTGATAAACTTTAATCTTTAATGTATAAAGGAACTTAGGGGATACGAAAGTATCCCCTTTTTTATTTGGATAATTGAATTATTTTTCGTATATTGTACTCAAAATAATAACTATGTGTCCATACGAACCGCAACATGATAAAGAGTGGTTAGAAAATTATTTACGTAGAAATTTTAGAAAGAAAACCTACACACCTTTCCATTGGTGGAGAAGTTACAAACCTAAACGTAAACCAAAACCACCAAGGTCTACTACACTTGAAAAAATAGAAAATGGTGATTTTGACCCCGCTTCCTACAAATATGAGATAGAACTAATAGAACACAAACTTTGTGAAGGTTGGAATAAACACTATCCCGATATTGCACAATTCTTAGAAAACTATTCTATTGATTTGGCACGAGTAAAACGATTAAAGGAAGATTTGGAGAAAGATGAACGAGATAAACTAAATCACCTTTATAAGTGTCTAAAAGATGAATTTGGTTGGGATAGAGAAAAATGTGAAGATATGATAATCAATTCCACCAAAAAAACACTACGTTCAGTATATAAAGAGTTCCAAAAACTTTAACATAACTTTAACATTATTATTAGTTAAAAATTAGGATTTTTTAGAAAAAATTCGTACATTAGCTATGTAAGAATGAGTGATAATAATAATCAAATAATCATGGCAAATACGAAACTTGAATTGTGGTTGGAAGAAGTTAATGAGAAATTCGAAAAAGATTGGTTCAAACCTAAATCTGGTGGATTTGTAACTGAACGTCCTTACGAACCAATTACCTATAAAAAAGGCAGGAAATTCGTAAAACTGATAAAAGGTAATTCAGTTTGGGGATTTGTTTCTATGTTTGATGGATTTCACAAAAATTCACCCGTTAAAGTTGGTGATTTGTTGATGGCTGCAGGTTGGAGAACTCCCGCCCGTCATTCAAGAGGTAATATCTTTAATGGTACTGCTTCTTTTACATTTTATGGACCTAATTATTTGAAATAATGAATAAGATAACACAAGAACATAAAGATTTATTTTTGAGAATGGCAAACGAATGGTCTTTTAAAGCATTCGTATTGGGTTATTCAGAAAAGAAATTACTTGATAAGTTTCTTCATGGTAAATATCATGGTAAAACGGGTAAACGTACTTACTTTGAAACTTATACTGATGAAGAAGCAATACAGTTGAAAGAAATTCGTGAAAAATGGATTTCATATCACCGTAAAGAATACGATGATAAAATGCCTAAACAATGGGCTGATTTTAAACAACACAAATATTAATTATGAAACTCTTTATTTATTATTTAGTATCGGCTTTGGTATTTCCTCTTTGGTTATTGGGAATACTATTTTACTATCTTGGTAAGATATTTAGAATTATTTCTTTTAGTTTACACTTTTATTTTCATAGTGTAAAGGTAGAAGCAAGAGATTGGAGGATTAATTATCCATTGTAATGAAAGTAAGTTTTGATTTTGATTCAACTATAAACATACCTGCAATAGAGGAATTTGCAAGTACTCTTATTGATAGGGGTGTAGAGGTATGGATTGTAACATCTCGTTTTGATGATGTGAATATAACTGAATCACATCCATCATGGATGAAGGCGTTCCAACAACCAGGTACTAACGATGATGTACGGGAAACTGCCAAACGCCTAAACATTCCATCGAATCGAGTGATATATACTAATATGGAATTGAAAAGTACCTTTTTACATGGTAAAGGGTTCATATGGCACTTGGATGATGATTGGGTTGAAATTAAAGAGATAAATGATAATACTGATGTGATTGGTATTACCCAAGTTGGTAATAAGAGTTGGCGTGAAGATTGTATGAAACTATTATAATTATGGGATATACACCCGAACAACGAAAATGGTTATTTCATTGGAAAACTCACAAGGGGTTTAGAGAACATCTAACTGCCCAAGAACTTTCTACAATGGATAAGGTGTTATATATGAAGATGTATGATGGTACGGCAGTAAGAGCAGTACTTAACAAGATAAAACAAAAGTGGATTAACTATAAAAATGGAGTTTACGGAGAATATACAAGCTAGGGTGAATTTCAATCCTGATGATTTAACTAACAAACATAGGAAACAATCATCATGGAAGAAACACGTTATTGCTTTTATTGATGAACCTGATTTGTGTTCTTACCATAAATGGTTTATAGAAAAAAGGTTCAATTTAAAGTTAGCAGAACCTATCCGCGGACCTCACTTCACGATAGTAAATGATAGATTATCAGATTTCCCAAATTCATCCGAAAAGAAATATAGAAAGGTGATGGATAAATGGGATGGTAAACTCATTGATATAAGATATGAGTACGCACCCTATACTGATGGTGTACATTGGTGGTTACGAGCTCGCTCGGAACAAGCAACTCAAATTCGAGAAGAAATAGGTTTAAGTGCAAAACCCTATTGGGGATTCCATATTACTATCGGTAGAATTTCAGGTAGGGATTATGAAATTCAACACGGTAAATATATTCACACTTTAATAAAAAAAGGAATAATTTAAGTTTGGCACGATAGTTGAACTATACATAGTATAAAACTTAATATTATGAAAAAAGTAATTATTCCTTTTTTATTTGTATTCTTTTTTACATTAACTTCATGTAGTACACAATGGGGTGTAGTAACTTATTCAGACCCAATTTATACTACGCCAGTAGTAGCAACAGGATTTAATTCAGTATTTTATCCGCAAGTGTGGGTAGATGTGTATGATTTTAACCGTATCCATTGGTTATATCTTAATCATCCAAATTGGGTATGGGGCAATTATTGGAATCATAGATTTTTCATTCAATATAGAAATGATTGTTTGCGTAGGGGAATCTATATGCCAAGATATAGAAATAACTTTAGATTTACCCAAGACCAACGAAGATATTATTGGAATCAAAGAAACACTAATATTAGAAGAAATAGTGGCAGGAGTAATCTAACTTATAACCGTAATACAAGATATAGAAATAATACGGTAACACCACAACGTAGAACTTTTAGTTCAACTCGTTCAACTAATACACGAGTTCAACGGAATACTACATCACGTACACGTAGTTATAATAGGAGTACACCTGTTAGACGAAGTTCGAGTGTTAGAAGTACACCTTCACGTTCATATAACCGTAGTACACCTACACGTAGTTATAATAGAAGTAGTAGGGGTTCAATTCAACGAAGTTCTCCCGCTCGGAGTAGTAGAAGTAGTTCGGGTAGAACATCTTCACGAAGAAGTAGTGGTAGACAATAAAAATTAAAACGGGGTTCATTCCCCGTTTTTTTATTCCTTTCCTGTAATCTTATATTTATAGTAGTATAATAGTAATTAACGAAAGGTATAAATATGTCAGTATCACAAGTTTGGTCAGGTTCAGCTGATTTTATATCTGGTAGTTCAACTCCATTTGGAACATTTGATAGCGATGCAGTATTCCAAGCCGATGCACCAAGAGTAGCAAGTTGGGTAGCAACTCGTTTAGGGTATCCAATAGTAGATATAGAATTAACAGATAAAAACATATTTGCGTGTTTTGAAGAAGCAGTTTTTGAATACTCTGCCCAAGTAAATCAATTTAATATCAGAAATAATTTAGGAACACTTGAAGGAACGGATTCGAGTGTAAACTATACAGGAACTTCTGTCAATGGTTCAAACCTAAGTAATATAATCAACATTTCCGATTCTTATGGAACATATGCGGGAGTTGGTGGTAATGTGGATATTAAAAAGGGATATGTAGAACTGACAGCTTCCGTTCAGGATTATGATGTTAAAGAACTTTGGGCGGATGTATCTGAATCAGGTGAACAAATAGATATTGTAAAAGTTTTCTATGAAGCCACACCTGCAATCCAACGTTTCTTTGACCCATATTCAGTAAGTGGACAAGGTACATTAAATCTTATTGATGAATTTGGATTTGGTTCTTATTCACCTGCTACTCAATTCTTATTAATGCCAATCTATGAAGATTTATTGAGAATACAAGCTATTGAGTTCAATGACCAATTCAGAAAATCCGCACATTCATTCAACGTAGTAAACAACCGATTGAGGATATTTCCAATACCTGATAGTAGCGAAAAATTATGGTTCGAGTATGTAGTGAGAAAAGATTTTAGGGAATCGGGAACAACGGTGGTAGCCCCTTCGGGTAGTGATTACATAGTTTCAGATTATTCTAATATTGGGTATGATTTCGCTGATTACAATCGAATAAATGATGTAGGTAGACAGTGGATTAGAAAATATACACTTGCTTTAGCAAAAGAATTACTTGGAGCAATCCGAGAAAAATACTCTACTGTACCAATTCCTGGTTCAGAAGTTTCATTGGATGGAGCATCATTACGAGCAGAAGCCCAAACGGAGAAAGACCAATTGGTTGAACAATTGAGAGAAAACCTAAACGAAGTTAGTAAAAAATCTCGTATGGAATATGAATCTCAAATGTCAGAACAACAACAAGAAATATTGAATAAAGTACCACTACTAATTTATATAGGATAAACATGAAATTAGCAAAAGATAAAATATAAATAAATGCCAAAGTTTTTTCATCATAGAGATATTAGTTTCATCAAAACTATTGGAGAAGAAGTAGTTGATAGTGTAGTGGAACAATGGATTACCTTGTTCAAGATGTCCGTAGGTGAAACCAAGACCAATTTATATGGTGAATCTCTTGGTAAAGTATATCACGCTCCAACTAATCTAATGTGTATCATAGATAGAGAACCCGAAAATGTGGAGTATGAAGGATTCGGACCTGATAAACAAGAAGCAATCAATTTTGCGTTCAAACGAGAAAGGTTAAGACCGTATCAAGAAGGAGAATATCACGAACTACCATTTTTACGAGATATCAATGGTGTCAAAATTCCCGTTGATGCTATCCAAAATACTCAATACGGATACCCACAAATCGGTGATATCATTAAGTTTGATAACAAGTATTACGAAATCAGTAATATTCAGGAAAATAGATTAGCAGGCGGTTCACCTAATATATGGAATAATTCAACAAACCAATGGGATACGGCTAGAATGGAAATTATAGCAACAGGATTTATGGTGAGAAAATCACAGGTACAAATAGAAGATAGGATATTATGATTAAATTAGGTGAAATATTAAATGAATCAAATTCCAAATTCAAAGTTGGTGATAAATTTATTGATGTAAATTCCAAATACAAGGATGAAAAATTCACAGTAACCAGAGTGGACAAGGAAGGGGTTTATGATGAACATGGTTGGTATCGTTTAAATAAAAATTGTAAAAAAGTAACAAAATAAATGGCAACAGACCCACTAAAACAGGATTTAAATAGAGCAAATCAAATAAAAACGGATTCTCAATATCAAAAGGGTATCCGTCTTTATGATGTTGATTTAGCGATAGCGGAACATATGATTGATACCGTAGTTCCAACTTTAGAGGTGCAAGAAGGTCAAATAGAAATTCCTGTATTATACGGTAATCCTGAAAGATGGAAAGCTATTCAAAAAGATGGATTCTTACGAGATTCACAAGGACAGTTGCAGATACCTATGATAATGTTTAAGAGAAATTCAATTGATAGAACGGATGCAATCACTTCTCCTGTCAATCGTAGTTTAACATATCCTGCCGTATCAAAATATTCACCGAAACATAAATATGATTTGTTTTCTCAAATGAATAAGGTAACGCGTCCTTTAGAACAATATAATATAACCGTTCCTGATTATGTTACGATTACATATGAAGTTATGGTGTGGACCGATTTTATCAATCATATGAACACGATTTTAGAAGCATTTCAGTATGCTACTGATACTTATTGGGGGGATAAACAAGGATTTAAGTTTAAGACACAAATTGATTCGTTTGATAATACTACCGAAATAAGTGATAATACACAACGAATTGTGAGAAGCAATTTTACGATGGTAGTACACGCATATTTATTACCTGAATCATTTAATAACGAACCAACTACTAAAAAGGCGTTTACAGTAAAACGAGTAGTATGGGAAGATGAAAAAATTATTGGAGAATAATGGCAGCAACATTAAAATTTAGAAGGGGAACGTTTTCGGCAGGTTCATTACAAGTTAGTGAACCATTTTTCGATGATACTACTAATGATTTTTACATTGGTATTGCGGATTCGGGAAGTTTAACATTAGCAAAACTTGGTGGTAATAACACGGGTTCATTCGGTATATTAGGTGATATTGATATTGATGGTAACGCAAACTTCACGGGAAATGTTGTAATCGGTGGTAGTTTAACTATTGGTGATAATCCCGTTGATGATATTATATTA